CACACGAACGCATTTTGGCAAAATGAAGGACTCTTTTGACCTTTACACACGAACGGACTCGAAAAATGGCTGGTTACAAAGGCCAACAAGGACGCAAACCGAAGATTGCAGCGAAGCACAAGCTAGACGGCACCTACCGGGAGGACCGGCACGGCAACCGTTTGGAGTCTGTGATATTCAGCAACGCACCACTGCAATTAACTCCACCAGAATCGCTGCGTGATGACGGCAAACGCCAGTGGAGGCACGTAATGGAGACGCTGCCGGAAAGCGTGCTGAAGAATTGCGACGAGGGCAAGCTGCATCAACTGGCGTTCATCCGTCAACAGCTCAACGACTTGCAGCAGGCAATTGAATCGTCGCCGCTTGATGGAAAGCTAATTGAGATTTACTTGAAACTGTGCGGGCAATACGACCGACTCGGCAAGCAGTTCGGCCTGTCGCCTGTTGACCGGGCAGGGCTGAAGGTCGACCAGCAGCAGAAGGACGCTGACCCGTTCGCTGAGTTTATGAAGGCAGGACTTAATTGATTCGTGCGAACCTATATCGTGATGCTGTGACAAGCTACTGCGACGACGTGCAGGACGGCTCGGTCGTGGCGTGCGATATGGTCAAGGCAGCGGTTGCCAGGTATCAGCGGGACTTGGAGCGGCAGCAGACACCGGACTTTCCCTATCGGCTGAACCAGCAGCGGGCGGAGAAGTCGTGCCAGTTTTTCCCGATGCTGCTGCGGCATTCCATCGGCGAGTTCGTCGGGCATCCGTTCCACCTCTCGCCGTGGCAGGCGTTCATTAACTGGAACCTGTTCGGCTGGGAACGCGAGGACGGCACCCGGCGATTCCGCAGGGCATTCATCAGCGTGGCCCGCAAGAATGGCAAGTCTTCCTACTGTGCCGGGCTGGCCTTGCTGCTGACGGCGGGAGACCGGGAGGCTGGGGCCGAGGTTTACATCGGGGCGACGAAACTGGACCAAGCCCGCATTATCCACAAGGAAGCCAACCGGATGCTGCGGCAGTCGCCGTACCTTGGGCGGCACGCCAGCATCACAAAAGACAATGTCGCATTCGAGGCGACCAATTCTTTCCTGCGGCCATTAGGTTCAGACAAGCCATACGACGGTTTGAACCCTCACGGCGTATTCTTCGACGAGCTGCACGCTTGGCAGGAGTATCACCGGGACTTTTACGCCACGATGACGACCGGCAGTGCGGCACGGACCCAGCCGATGCAGGTGATGATTACCACGGCGGGCAATGACCGCAGCCGCATCTACAACGAGGAACTGACCTACACCCGCGGCGTCATCAAGGGCGACTGGCAGGACGATTCCACGTTCGGCATCATCTACGAAATCGACGAGGCGGATGACCCGTTCGACCCGGCTGTCTGGGTCAAGGCCAACCCGAACCTGAACATCTCGGTGAAGCTCGACTATCTCAGCGAGCAGGCGACCAAGGCCAAGAACAAGCCGCAGGCCCGGCACGACTTCATGCGTTACCACTGTAACCGTACCGTCTCCAGCGTGGAGAACGGCATCACGGCGGAGCTGTGGGATAGCATCGTCGCACCACTGTCGAACTGGGACGAAGCGGATGCCATCGCTGCGGGTGTGGACTTGGGCGGCAAAGATGATCTAGCGGCATACGGATTGGTGGCACGGTTCAAAGTCGGCGAGGCAGAAGACGATGCCGGAAACTTGCGGCCCATCTACCGTTACGAAATGCGGAGCCGGGCGTTCATCAGTGAGGAATCGAGGCGGGATTTGACGCAGCAACCGTGGTCGCACTGGATACACAGCGGGCAGTTGGTCAAATGTCGCTACGTCGTGGCCAGCCTGCGTGATTCGCTGCTGGATGAATGCGAGGAACTTGGCATTCAGATGGTGGCGTTTGACCCGTACAACGCAAGCCAACTCGGCGACGAACTGGACGCGGCAGGACTTACTGCGGTGAAGATGCCGCAGGCCCATCACCACTTTAATGAGGTACTGCTGGAGTTCCAAAACGCAGCGGTCGAGGGGCGATTGCGGCCGGCAGTGAATGACCCGGTGCTGCGGTGGTGTGCCTTGAACATGAGCATTAACCGCAACAGCCGGGACCAGGTGATGCCGGACAAAAAGCACAGCAAGGAAAAGATTGATGCGGTGGTTGCGTCTTTGATGGCGATGCGTGCGGTTATGGTTTGTAAGTCGAAGTTTACTGGCAGCTTGTTCATCGGCTAATGGAGTGGCACTGATGGGATTCGGACTCAATGGCCTGATTAAATGGTTCAACGGAACCGATGACGGCGTGACGCCAGTAAACCCGCATACGATGCTGGGGCTGGCTGGCGTGTGGTATGCCATGTCGAAGATCAGCGGCATGGTCGGCCAGATGCCGCTGGAGATTCGCCGTAAGATTGACGGAGGCGGAAGCGACGACGGAATTGGCCATCCGGTTTGGAACCTGCTGCGGTGGCAACCCAACGACTATCAGACCGCGGACGTTTGGAAGGAAACCATTCAGGGCCACGCTATCGGCTGGGGCAATGGGCGGGCGGTGGTGATTCGCCAAGCAGGCAGGCCGACGGAGCTGCTGCCGCTGATGCCTGACCGGACGAAGACCTACATGGTCGGCGGCGAGAAGTACCACGTAACCAACCCGAACATGGACCACGACCGCATCGCTGCCTACGCTGGCGACTTCGAGGCGGCGATGACTGCCAACCCTGAGACGACCGTAGTCATTCACGACCGGGACGTTCTGCACATTCAAGGCTTCGGCTATGACGGCATCGAGGGCAAGTCGTTTGCCAGCGTGGCCCGTGAGTCGATTTCAATGGGGCTGAATGGACAGCGGCTGGCGACGAAGCAAAGCGAAAAGGGATTCACTGGGCGGCTGATGCTACAGGCCCCGCCCGGTTCATTCCGTGACGAGAAGCAGGCGGCGGAGTTCCTGACTACATTCCGCAAGCATCACAACGAAGACGGGGAATTGGTCGGACTGCTGCGGGAGGGCGTAACGGCTAACGTGCTGACGATGTCGAACCATGATGCCCAGTTCGTCGAACAACAGAAGTTCAACCGCACCGACATTATGCTCTGGTTCGGCCTTGAGTCGATGCCTGGCGATGAAAGCCGCAGTAGCTACTCCAGCCTCGAACAGAAGCAGCTCTCGGAGTTGCAGTCCTGCCTGAACCGCTGGCTGGTCAAATGGGAAATGCAGTGCCGCGCCAAACTGCTGACTGACCGCGAAAAGATGGCGGACCAGTATTACTTCAAGTTTAACCGTGGCACGCTCATCATGACCGACATGAAGACGACCGTGGACACGCTGGCACAGGGCATTGTTCACAAGATTATCAACCCGAACGAGGCACGGGCCAAATTGGATATGAACCCTTACAGCGGCGGCGATGTCTACTCTAACCCGAACATCACGACCGACGAAGTGGACCCGGCAGGCGACGGCACCACTGAAACCGAAACGCCAACGGCAGCACCAGCGGCACAGGCCCAGCTCCAGCACATGGTCGGCGTCGAATGCAACCGCATTGAGCAGCGTGGCCTGCGGGCGAAGAACTTCGTGGACTGGGTCGATGGCTTTTACGCTCGATGGCAGGAACGGCTGGAATCAACAGCGGGGGCGGAGGACTGTGACGTGGCCGGATACTGCAAGCGGCATAAGGACGCACTGCTGGCGGCAGCGGACAAACAGCCAGCGGAGTTTGTGGAAGCGGTCAAGGCGTTGGTCACCAGTTGGCGGGCGGATGGCGTCAAGGAGCTGTCCAGCCTATGAGTGAGCGTGTCTTCGTCTGCGTCGGGCCGAACCGTGGGGATGCCGAGATGCTGCGGCTACTGCAAGGGCACGACCGCTTTTTTATGTTTGAACCGCTGCCAGATGCTGCGGCGTACCTGCGGCAGCATAACGCACACATCGCCGATATTTTCCACGTAGTCGAAGCGGCTTGCGGTCCAGCTACCTGCCGGGCCAAGATGCGAAGGTATAACACGAACGGAGTCAGCAGCAGCCTCGGCGTTTGCACGGAGCAGGCACGCCAGCTGTATCCACAAGCGGACCTGAGCGAACAGGGCGAGGTAGAGGTGCAGGTGGTAAACCTTGGCGAGTTCCTTGAATGGTTCGGCGTCAAGCAGATTCAGACGCTGATGACTGACGCACAGGGCATGGACCTTGCCATCCTGAAGACGATGGAACCATACTTCCGCAGGCGGGCAGTCCAGCGGGTGATACACGAAACAGACGCCGACGGATTCAAGCACTACGACGGACTACCGGACAACTCGCTATCGGGTGCGGTTGCGTATATGGAGCAGTTTGGATGTTACCGGCCAAGCAGAATGCCGGACCGAAACGACTTTAACTTTGACATGGAATGGAGGCTGGAATGCTGCGGGTAAACGAGAAGACGCGGGAAATGTTCGTCTACGGCCAGATCGGGCCAGCCGACTGGGGATTCATCGGGGCCGATTCCATCGTCGAAGGGCTGGGGATGCTGGGCGACGGACCGATCAGCGTGCGTGTCAATTCACCTGGCGGCAGCGTCGATGAGGCAGTTGCAGCGGTAGAGAACCTGCGGCGGCATGGCGGCGAGGTGACGGTAAGCGTTGACGCCTTGGCTGCATCGGCGGCTACTCTGTTTCTGGTCAGCGGATTCAAGGTTACGGCCGCACCACGGGCGATGGTTATGATTCACCAGCCTCACACAATTGCCATCGGCGACGCGGCCGCAATGCGGAAAACGGCGGAAATTCTGGACAAATACAGCGAAACGCTGGTCGATGCCTACGCTGCCAAGATGGATGCCAGCCGTGACGAAATTCTGGCGATGGTGGCGGAGGAAACATGGTTCACAGCCAAGGAAGCACTGGCTATCGGTCTGGTGGATGAAGTGGTCGACATCAAGGACGCACCGAAAGCGATGGCCTCGGCGTCCATGTTCCGCCATCCGCCACAGGAATTGTTCGACCCGGCCAAGCCAGCGACGCCAGTGGAGCAGCGATTCCCGAAGCTAATTGCCGCAAAACTGCGGGCAATACGACTAAAAAGACGGGACACTTGATTCGGTAATTGAAAAGCGTATTATTTCAGACGGCGGGAATGTCTCGCCACACATTTTGAAAAACTCCCGCTAGAGTTCGGTTGTCATCGACTCGACGGGCTGACGTTTGGAAACCAACGTCGGCTGTCGCAGTCGATTTCTTTTTTTGCTGCTGACGGTCGGCACAAAAAAGGAATGACCATGTTTACCGTACAAAAACTGCGGGAATTGATTCAGGAGCAGCACGACCGCGTGGCTGCGATTCTGGCCGTTGCCAAGGCCGAACAGCGTGATTTGAACGCTGACGAGGAAAAGGAAATCGACGAGGTTCAAGGCAAGGGCGACCAAGCCGGAAAGCTCGGCGAACTGGAAGCGAAACTGGACCGGCTGCTGAAGGTCGAAGCCGCCCAGAAGCAAATCGCCCGTCAACGGTTCGACGCTGACAAGCAAACCGACGAAGTTGTCGCTAATGGCGAGCTGAACGTCGCTGCCGTCAGGGTTCCGGCCAAGGCGAAGGGTGGCGTGGTTAAGGCTTTCCAAGGCCCCAACGCCGACAAGGAAGCCTACATCGCCGGTCAGTTCTTCCTCAGCATCAACGGCCATCAGGGTGCAAACGAATGGCTGAAGTCGCACGGCATCCAAAACGCCATGTCGACCAGCGACAACACCAAGGGCGGCTATCTGGTGCCTGAGGTGCTGGAGTCGGCCATCATTCGCAACGTCGAAGAATACGGCATCGCTCGCCGGGAATGCCGCGTCTACCCGATGGGACCGGGCGTCACGCTCATTCCTCGCCGGGCTGGCGGATTCACTGGCTATTTTGCTGGCGAAAACAGCAGCGTCACCGCATCGGATTTGGCGTTCGACCAAGTCCGGCTGGAAGCTCGCAAGCTGATGGTCTTCTCCAGCTGGTCCAGCGAACTGCCGGAAGACAGCGTCGTGGCCTTGGGTGACTTGCTGACCCAAGAAGTGGCCCAGTGTTTTGCTGTCAAGGAAGACCAATGTCTTTTCCTTGGCGACGGCACCAGCACTTACGGCGGAATTGTCGGTCTGGCAAACGCATTGGCAGCGGGTGCTTACGCACAAACCGCAACCAACATCGACACGCCAGCCGAGATCACCATTGCATCCTTTGAGGAAGCGATGGGCAAACTGCTGATGCTGCCTGGCATCCAGCCGAAGTGGTACTGCCACAGCTCGATTTACTATAACGTGCTGCAACGGCTGGCCAGTGCTCAGGCTGTCAACGTGGCCAACTACGCAACCGGCATGGGTCCAATCTTCATGGGCTATCCGGTCGTGTTCTGCCAAGGAATGGACAGCGGCGCGCCGACGACTGACCTGTCCGGCAAGTTCATCGCCTACTTTGGCGACATGAGCCGAGCCGTTTCGATGGGCCAGAAGCGTGGCATTAGCATCGCAGTCGATAACAGCTACGGCTTCAACACCGACAGCATTTACTTCCGTGCAACCGAACGTTTCGACATCAACTGCCACGAACGCGGAACCACGACCACTGGCGGACCGATCATCGGCGTCAAGTGCAACGCATCCTAATGATCCAAGTGTTCTGCTCCACTTGGGACCGTCGGGAGGGGGCGGGTTTCCCGCTCCCTCCTTTTTCTGAAAACATCAATACCTGACAAGGAACCGATAAATGAAGACTCTCCAAAGCTGCGTGTATTCCACGCTGCTCGCCCCGATTACCGCCGTGACTACCGCACGGACTGCCAACCTCGATTGCCAAGGTGCCGATTACGCAACCATCAGCATTTCCTGCGGTGCGGAACTGAACACCAACAGCACGAACGTCGTCGTCTCCCTCAAGGAATCAGACGACACCACGGCATCCAATTTCGCCACGTTCAACAGCACCTACGCTTTTACCATCGACAACACCGCAGCGGCTGAAGCTGTTCTGCACGTTGACCTGAATGGCCGCAAGCGGTATCTGCAAGTCGGACTCACACCGGACACCACGACCAATGGCCCGGTCTTAACCTCGGTGGTCGGCATCCTCCAAAAGGAAATTGCCGCCTCCGCAAACACCAACAATGCCGATTACGTCAAGGTTGGTTAATCATAAGACGGTCACCAGCAGCGGAGCAGAACGCTATGGATACACACAAGGAAGCGAAGGTCGCCGCGTTAATGACGGCTCCCAGATATGAATGCGTCTGGAGCCGCAACGTCATCGACCACGCTTTTAAGAAGGCAGGTATTCCGATTGTCGTTTCGGGCGGCGTGTTCTACGGGCAATGTATGCAGAGGATGCTGGAAGACGCCATCGACCACGGCATCGACGTGGCTATTACGGTGGACTTCGACAGCTGCTTTACCGTGGAACACGTTCACCGTTTGTTAGGCGTGCTTTACAGCGACGACAAATACGACGCTGTGGCGGCAATGCAGTGCAAGCGTGGAAAGCAAATTCCGCTGTTTACGATGGGCGGCGAGACGCGGGTGGAATACTGCGGCCAGCCGCTGGAAGTGACGACGGCCCATTTCGGGCTAACGGCCATCAAGCTGGACCGGCTCAAGGACGTGCCTAAGCCTTGGTTCTGGTGCAGGCCGGATGCGGATGGCAAGTGGACCGACGCCAAGATCGATGATGACATCTGGTTTTGGAACAAGTTCCGTGAGGCTGGGCGGCGGGTCTGGGTAGACATTGACTGCCGCATCGGTCACATGGAAGAGATGATTGCGATTTATGACGAGAACCTGCAACCGCAGCACATCTACCCAGAGCAGTGGCGGCAGCAGTACCTCGAACGCAAGGAGCAGCAGGCATGAAACTAAAACAGGTCCAGCAGGTGCAGGTTCAACTGCTCCGCAACTGGAACGGTCGCAAGGCCGACGACGTGATCGAAGTTTATCCCGGTGTGGCAGATTGTCTGGTGAGGTTTGGAAATGGGCGGATTCTCAATCAGCGGACCATTGCGGACAGCGGACAAGTCGATCACGCAGACAGCCCCGGCAGTGGAACCGCTGCAACTGAGCGAGGTGAAAAAGCACCTCGAAATCGCCGACGCTGACACGGCACACGACGAGCATCTGCAAAACCTCATTCAGCAGGCAAGGGAGCAGGTCGAGCATGACTGTCAAGTTTGCCTCATATCTCGCACGGTTACGGAAAAATTCAACTGGTCCGGCGACGAAGAATATTGGCAACTGTATTACCGGCCAGTCTCGGCGGTCACTTCGATCACCTATTACGACTCAGCCAACACGCAGCAGACATTTTCGGCCAGCCTCTACAGCCTGGACACGGACCGTCGCCGCGTGTGGCTTAATAGCAACGCGGCATGGCCGACAGCCTACGACCGCTGGGACGCCATCAGCTTAGCCTACACGGCGGGCTATGGTGCCAATGGTGGGGCAGTGCCGCAGATTTACAAGCAGGCGATGCTGCTGCTGATTGGGTATTACTTTGAAGAGCGCACGATGATGGGCAACGAAGTCATCACAGGCGGATTTAAAGCCTATGAGAACCTGCTGGCCCGGCTCAAGCGGAGTAACTACCCATGAGACTAAAGGCTGGCCAGTACCGTGACCGTGTTCACGTCTACCGCGAAACCTCCGCAGAGGGGAGCGACGACCCTGCTTTTGCAACGACGCTTTGGCGTGACCTGCCGTGCAGCATCACCGCAGTCAGTGGCGGCGAAACTTACCGCGGCAGGCAGATTGAAGCGACCGTCTCGCACGTTATCGAAATGCGGTACTACGCCGGAATCCTTCCTAACATGCGAATCTATCAGCCGCTGACCCAGACTTACTACGAAGTGAGCCGGGTGCTGGCAATGGACAGCAATACGCAGCTGATGATTCAAGCGACGGAGGTGGTTGTCTGATGGCAAAAGCGAAGATGGCTATTGAGTCCAGCATCAGCGAAGACGTCAAGATCGAAGACTACCTCCAGCGGGTTGACTTGCTGGTTCGTGGCAAGGCACTTGCCGACGCACTGAAGGCAGCGTCCAAGATTGTGCAGAAGGATGCACAGGCACGGATTCCACGCAGCGACCGGACTGGAACAGCCAAGAAGAAAAGCAAGAAGCAGCGGGACCGTGACATGCTGCGGAAACCGCTGGCGGACAGTATCGCCATCAAGATGGTTTCCAAGAATGACGGAATGCTACACATGGCGATTACCGGGCAAAAGCTGGAGCCGCACATGAAAGGCAAGGACCGCAAGAACACGACCGCACACGGGCATCTGCTGGAGTTCGGGCACAAGGCGTATTTTTGGAGCGACAAGCCAGCGACACGCAAAACGTTTGTCGAGGCTAAGCGATGGCTGGCACCTGCCGTTGATTCAACACAGATACAGCAGAACCAAGCGGTTATCAGCAGCCTCGAAAAGTCCATCAGGAGCAGCCGCTAATGCCGGACATCCTGAACAGCCTGCGGATTTACCTGAAGACCAAGTCGGCGATTACGGCACTGGTCGGCAGTGGCGACGCAGCCCGCATCTATTTCCACGACGCCAAGGAAGGGGCGACCATGCCCTACATCGTCATGGAAATATTTGAGGGTCAGTCGCTGGAACACCTCGCCGGAATCAGCGGCGTGTGCAGCAACCGCATCCAGATCGATTGCTACGGCGTCACGGCTGCGGCTGCTTACAACCTTGCGGAAGCGGTACGTCTCGCACCTCTGCAAATGTTTCGGGGTTCGATGGCCACTGGCGGCGACTTGGTGCGGGTGTTGAACGTCACCGGCAACGTTAGCTATCGTCGGGGGTTTGATCCTCCAGTGTCTGGTTCAAGTCAAAAACGGTATTGGGTGAGCAGGGATTACATCGTCATGTATCAGGAGGCGACAAGCTAATGGCAAACACACGAATCGACACAGGGCACGGCGGCAGTATCACGTTCGGAACCAGCAGCCGGGCATTGAATTGGCTGACTATCGACGCCGGCGAGCGTTCCCGGCCAGCAATTGACATCACGCATCTGGCCAGCACCGCACCGACCTACATGGCGGGCGACTTGGAGGAACCGGGCGAGGTGACGCTGACCGCACAATTCGACCCAGCGGCGACTGCGGGCTGGTACGCAACCAGCACCACATCGGAAACCGTGACCATCACTTGGCCGGTTGCACCTGGCGGAACAACTGCCGCAACCTACGCCGGAACCGGACTGGTTACACGGGTAAAGTTCCCAACGCTGCAAACGAACCAAGTCCAGACCTGCGAGCTGACCGTTAAATGGACTGGGGCAACCCCGCCAGCATGGACCGCAGGCAACTAATTGGAGGCACAGATGGCAGAACGTGTAAGGCTGGCACCACATCCGGCCAAGGACAAAGACGGCGGCCCGTTGTTTCCGCAGCTGCGAAGCATCATCGCCGATGGTTACGGGCTGGTCGGCTACACAGGCGACCCACCCTACCACCGTGTCCAGTTCATCAACTGGTTCGCATCGCAGGAACCGTGGATTGTGACGGCGGTCAAGGTGCTGGTCGAAACGGAGTTCGGCATCAAGCCTGACCAGATTAGCAGCGTTCCGGAACCAGTGGCAGTCAATGAGGAGGACGACGAGTAATGGCAAATGAAATCAGCGTCACGGTTGGGGCGAGCGTGACTAATGGATACCTGCGGCAAACGACACAGACGCAGACGCGGCAGTTCACCCAGACGACCGCACGGGCTGGCAGCGTTTGCCAAGACGTCGGCACCTCGGAGGAGACGGTAGCGTTTGGCGATGTCGTGCCGGGCTACATCGTGGCGACCAACTTGGATACGACCAACTTCGTCAGTCTGCGGTTTGTCAGTGCCGGAGCGAACGCAATCAAGTTGCCAGCCAATGGCGGGCAAGCCTGCTTTCATATCGGGGCGGGCGTGACGTTATACGCCATCTCAGACACGGCGGCGTGCAAGGTCAAGTTCGATTTATACAACACCTAAGGAGCAGACGGTGAATCGAGAGCAGTTTTTGAAGGCACGGGAAACGAAGATTGTTAGCGTTGACGTGCCTGAGTTTGGCGTGGTCAAGATGCGGGAGTTGCCAGAATCGATGCGGGTGCGGGAGTTCGACCTGTGGCTGCGTCCAGGCGACAAGGTAAACAAGCAGCGGCAGCAGGACGCACGGCTGAAGATTGTCAGTCTGTGCGTGGTCGGCGACGACGGCCAGCCTTATCTGACGGAAGACGACTTCCCGACGATGCGGCAGATGCCATCGGCGGTAGTCACACGGCTGGCGGATGTGGCGATGTCGCTGGCCGGGCTGAGTGATGAGGACATCGGCGACAAACTAAAAAAAACATCAGGCGACTAAGGCACAACCATCGGCGATTTCTGCATCTGAAGCTCGCCGAACTTAGCGGCAGGCTGGACGCCGATGCGGTGGCCGATGAACTGGACCGAGAGCAGCTGTTCGAGTGGTGGGCGTTCGGCTACCTAAACGGCTGGTTTCCGGCAGCGGAAGAAAAAAAGGGCATGGACCCGCAGGCGGCAATGGACTTTTTTCAAAGGTTAGGACATGGCTAGCACGACAATACACACGCTGTCCTACAAGATGGTCGCCGATACCAGCAACTTCACTAAAGGAATGCTGGCCACGAAGTCGCAGACGCAGCTGCTGAAAAAGATTCTGGGCGACACGACGGCGGAACAGAAAGCCGCTAATGCTCTAACCAACCTAAACAAGCTATTTGACGCTGGCAAAGTAAGCGCGGCCCAGTACGCCAAAGCAAAACAGGATATTGCCCGCGAACTGACATCAATTCACCGTGCAGCTTCGCCAGTTTGGAAAACGCTGGACAAGGTGAACGCTTCACTGCGGTCTATCGGTAAGGCCGGGTTGATGGCGGCAGGTGCTGCCGGTGCGGCTGGCGTGGGCATACTTGGCTATAACGTCAAAAAGGAGATCGCAAATATCAAGGACTTGGCGGACGCTGCGGAAGATTTGCAGATTCCGTTCAACGACTTGGTCCGGGTGCAGCAGGCTTTCATTCGTGGCGGCGAAGTTAGCGGCGATACGGTCGTGCCAGCCCTGCGGACAATGCAGCAGAACATCCAGCTTTCGGCCCGTGACATGGGCAAATTCAAAGCACTGGCTGGAGAACTTGGGCTGGAAATGGATTCCATGTTTGCCCTGTCGAAGATGCCAGTGCTGGAGCAGTTCCGCACAGTCGTGCAGCAGATTAGCACGCTACCGGACCAAGGCAGCAAGGGCTTGATTGTCGCCAAGTTGTTTGGAACCGATGACGCCAAACTGACAACGCTGCTGGGCGGCGGTCTGGACAACCTAAATAAGATTGCGGCAACCGCTGATGAACTTGGGCTAACGCTGAAGAATGACAGCGTCACGGCAATCAGCGAGATGGTCGGGCAAACGGAGAAACTGCAAGACACTTGGACGGGGCTGATTCGCAAACTGGCGGTCGAGTTGACACCGTGGCTGGACAAGATGGTTCAGGTTTTGCAGTTCGTCAATAACACGCTCGGCGGAAAGAACGGGGCAGCAGGTTTGACGCCAAGCGTTTCCGGCATGCCCGGTCGTGACATCGTTCGCGCAGCGGAAGCAATGGCCGCAACTGAGCAAGTCGGCATGGGGCAGTTTGCAAACAACCGCGGCAAGTTCATGACGCAGGTGCGAGGGCGACTCAATGCCGACTCGCTAATTAACTTCTTTCAGCAGGCTCGGCAGTTTGACCCGAACTTTAGCGACTACTCATTGCGGACGGACCAGCGTGAAGCACTGAACCGCAGTGCATTAAAGGGCAACCCAGGCGGAACACAGGAACAGGTTCAGATTGAAATTCTGAACGAGCTGAAAAAGCAAGTTGCCGCATCGCAAGAGTTAGTCCGTGTTGAATTGGACAGGCAGGCACAACGCAGAGGGCTAATTGAATAATGGGCGACCGAAGCAACCAAGAACTGGCCGAACGCTTGATTGACGGCTACATGCAATACGACTACACGGAGACGTGGCAGGTTACGGCCAGCGGCATCTCGGCGGCGTTGCTGGATGCGGACCTTCCACGCATCGGGCAGGAATACACCATCGTTGGCATATCTGCCCCGGTCTACTGCTACCAGCGAGTCCCCCGCCGACGCAGCGACACGCAGGCCAAGAACACGTTTGATGTCGTGTGCAGTTTTACGAACGCCATTAATCGATACGAGCGGACAATTGAGGGCCTGCCAGCCAGCACGCCGGAAGAGATTGCGCCGCGGCTGGAAGTGACGCTGGAGGAGTACACTGAAGAATCTGACTTTGCGGCACATTTGTGCGGAATAACAGAGGGTTATCGAGACGACCCGACTAGCGAGTTTGCGAATTTTCTACAGCCTCCGCCTTACCTTGTGAATCGAATTGCAGTTGCGCCATCAATTGAGGCAGGAACGCTAATTTCCGGCCCGCTGGTCAATTCTGCTAATGACGTTATTGGGCAAGTCACGCGACGCAAGTACCGCAAAAAAATTGTGTACTGGACTTGGCATCGCAACTGGTCCGAGGGGTGGGAGGAGTGGATCGACTGTGTCAATACTGACGATGTGGTGATGACGCAGTACGACAAAGATGGCTTGCGGATGAAATTGGAATACGGTCCGTATGAACTATTATGCTCTGGCGTTATCAAGGAAGACCACTGGCGAGACGGCAGGCTGTGGTTTCGGCGAGGCGTCCAGCTTAACGCCAAGCGATACGGTCGCAAATGGTTCGATTCTATAAAGGACGAAGGCTATAACGAAATGTTATGGGAGGGGCAGTTCGCGGGTAAAGGCAATGACACTTTAACCAGAAATGACATTGAAACTCAGCTCGGCGAAAATGTGCCGTGGTACGCCACGAAACCTATCGCACTGCTCCAGTTAGATGGTGAAGTCGACACGCCGCTATGGGTCGCACCATCGGAGCCGGTTGCATTAAACGGGCACGGACTGAGGTTTGGCTATTCAAGCCCGTCAAATATTGTGCCGCAGAACACTGAGCCGTATCAATCTGACCAGCCGCATCTTTGTTATTTGAAGTATCGCCCGGTTGCCTTTGCCCCACTGGACCTGAAGTAATGCAGCTATCCGACGACGACATTCGGCGGCTGCGTGAGATGGTCGCCTGGTACAAAGCGAACGGCAGCAAGCCGCCAGAGCAGCCGATGGCCCGTAAGGTGCCACGGATGTTTACGGCACAGCAGACGTTCAAGCTCATCAAAGCCCCGTCCGGCGGCATCCCCGGTCGAGTCGGCACCTTACTCGGCGGCGTCATCTGCGACGTGTGGAAAGAAGCGGCAACGACGCAGCAGATTGAAGACAGCGGGCAGGACATCAAGGTGATGAACTGGACCACGTCGGCGGTCTGCGTCAACGGCGACCGGTACGGCATCGCTGCGTGGATTAACGGCGGCTGGTATGTGATCGCTGAGGACTGCAACGATGAGGGCACAACGCTGGAGCCGGGAGCGGGTAGCGGCACAGGCGGCACGGTCGGCGAGGCAATTGATACGGGCACGCTGACGCCGGCCAGCATGGTCACGGGGTCGTATGAGATTCGCTATAGCGGGGCTGGCGTAGGTGGTGGGTTTGAGTAACGGAGGGCAGAATGCCAACACTGACTAAGTTTTATTCGTTCGTCGAAGCGGTTCACGAAAAAGTTCACAACCTCGGCAGCGATACGCTGAAGGTGCTGCTAACGAACACGGCACCGAGTTTGAGTAACACCGTCAAGGCGGACATCAGCGGCGAGTTGTCAACGGCATTCGGTTACACGGCAGCGACGATAACGGTCACGGCGTCGTCGCAGTCCAGCGGGCTTTATACGCTCATCGCCAGCGATGTTACATGGACGGCCAGCGGCGGCAGTATCGGGCCATTCCGCTATGCCGTCATCTACAACGACACCGCCAGCAGCGACCAGCTGATTGGCTACATCGACTACGGATACAGCATCACGGTCGCCAGCGGGCAGACGTTTACTATCGACTTCGACCAGACCAGCGGGCTTTATTACGCGAGCTAAACATGGTCGGTCTGATTGGATGCGGATGCTGTAACGGTGGCGGTGGGGGCGGCGATCCGCCTGTTTCCTGCGGGGCTTGTGATGGAGCCTATTTTGGTTATTCGTCGGATCGCGGAGATGTTACGGATAATTTTTCATTCGTAGACCCAAAATGGGAACTTCGCGGAGGCTATGACCATCGCGGCCCACAACCGCCAGTAACGCCAAACAACATCGCAGACTACTTGAGAGACGGAAAGCTTTATGCTTTTCGGTCGCCATTCATCATCTACAACGACCCAGACCCGTTATTTGGTGCTGGCGTGCGAGCCATTCCGCCCAAGCCAACTCCTGACAGTTGGAATTTTCGCCAGCCGTGGGTGTGGGTTCGCCGTCGCCATGATTTGTATTTTCCGTCGCCAGCAATTCGCCGCTACACGTTCAAGATAAATGCAAACTATCCGCAAAACACACTGCCACGACTTGCCAGTTTAGATGGTTTTGTCGGTCCAGCTATGGGTGTGTTTATGCGTGTTTGGTTTGGGGCACCAGAAACGAGAACGTTTCCAGGTTCGGAATTTTTTTCTTTTACAGTGGCCGGGCAAGGACTGACACCGGGGACGGACACAAACCCAAACGCAACGCTTAGTGTTGGTATAAGCCAAATAAACCCGCAACGAAATGATCATCCAACTTTTAGCCCAACATTTGAAACGTCTGTGACGGTTCCTTGGGGGTTGGTTGAGTTGCGAATGGACGTAACATGGAATCCGATTTCAAAGTCTGGGACCCGTGAATACTACGTAAATGGGACGCTTTACCTTACGAAGACATTTACTGGGTGGCTGTCGCCATCAATACCCGGCCAAAACTGCGACAGCTTTTGCAATTTCATAACGGACATCGAGTCGATTGAGCCTTGGAAGGTTTATGCAAGTTCTGGGGCTGTAACTCCAGTTATCTGGTGGCGAGGTGGTTTGCCGCCAAACGAAAGTTTTGCACGCGGGAATCAGGGGTTTCCCGGCTCGCCGGGACCGGCAGCTTATGCTGCGGTTACGTGGTCATCCGCCAACAATCCGCAAGACAGGCTTTGGTTTGATGACTACAGCGTGACTATATCAACCCTCGGCGGGCCGGGGCCAGCATGACACCTTGCACCCACCTCGGCCCGATTGCCTTCCACCTTCGCAGCCACCTCTGCGGCAGTCGTGGCGTGATGGAGCCGGTCTATCGCTGCAAGTTGCACGTCATCTGCACGCATCGCAAATATCGACATGGACAGACGGAGCAGGTTTGTCTCGCCTGCGACGATTACCAACCGCAACAGGAGGCGACTGATGAAGCCCAAGACACCGCACCGGGTACTGGCTGAGCAATTGTGCAAGAAGTTTCCAGACACGCCGAGCCGCACATTGGCCAAGCGTGTTGCCGCCGAGTGCAAGGTAAACATGGAAATGGCACGGACTGCGGTGCGGACTGTGCGTGGAGTGAACGGCAAATTTCGCCGGGAGCAAACGCTGGACAAGTCGCTGTTCAAACCGCCAGGCAAAGCGGGTGCCAAGCCGAAACTGCCTCCTTCGCTGGCGAAGAAATGGGAACCGTTTGAGCTGGGCGGCGGGATTCGTGTTGGCATCCTGTCAGACATCCACATTCCCTATCACGACGAGCGGGCACTGGCGGCAGCGGTCGATTACCTCAAGCGACGCAGGCCCGATGTCGTGCTGCTGAATGGCGACTACGGCGACTTTTATAGCATCAGCCGGTTTACCAAGAACCCGAAGAAGCGGAACTTCAAGCGGGAAATTAAGCTCCAGCGGGATGGGCTCAAGTGGCTGCGGTCGCAGTTCCCACGGGCGAGGCTGGTCTACAAGATGGGCAACCACGACGAACGGTACGACCACTGGCTATGGAACCATGCACCGGAGATCAGCGACTTGCCGCAGGTCAGACTGCCGTCGATTCTCGGCTGCAAGAAGTTAGGCATCGAAGTGGTCGGCGATGGCAGGCCGGTGATGGCGGGCAAGTTGGCAATCTTTCATGGCCACGAACTGAGCGGGCAGTTTGTGCCAGCGATGCCAGCCCGTTCGGCGTTCCTGCGGACAACGGCAAGCGTGCTGGTCGGGCATCATCATCGAACCAGCACCTACGTGCAGCCGAATTGGCGACACGAAGAGATCGCCTGCTTCAGCGTCGGGTGCCTGTGCGATTTAAATCCCGAATACGCACGGGTTAATTCCACTAACTGGGGCCTTGCTGAAGTCGAGGTCGAGGCCAGCGGCGAGTTCAGCGTGCGGAACTACCGGCTGGCCAGTGACTGCAAGATACGGCAAGCGTGACGCTGCCTAGCATACGCCCAGATGATCGTATCGTCGAAGTCGTCGCTGCCATCGTCCCAGTCGAACATTGCCCCGCCTCCATGCCTGACCTGCTCGCCAGTGTCATTTTACGGGGCCGGGCTGGGCCTGTTCGGTTAATTTTCCTGCACGGGAAAACGGCGGGAATTTACGGGGTTTTGTTACCGTGCGGGGTTACGACACTTGGCAAAATATTTTCCGATTGTCGGCTTGCGTTAGTGGTAACAGCCGTTACAATCGCCTGGCATGGACAAGTTCGCAAAACAAATCGAGAAACGCATTCGGCAAAAGGGCTGGAGTTTACGCCGTGCCGCTGCCGAAATAGGTTGTACGCATTCGATGCTGAGTTACGTTGTGCGAGGTAAACGCGGCGTCAGTCTCAAACTGGCAGTTAGAGCGGCCAAGGTGCTTGGTATTTCAATCAGCGAATGCACTTAGTTTTTTTGCGATACTGGAAACTATAGCGAACAGGTGAACGGATGGAATCGTACACGTTGCCGAGGATTCGACTGCTGCAATACGTGGCGGCGAATGTAAACTATCGAGTAGGGTTATTGCTTGAGGTGCTGGCATGATTCTGGACTTGGAATTGACATGCGAGGAAATGGAACGGCTACAGCAGATCCGCAGCGGCTGGAGTGATGATGAGATGGCAAGGCGTGCGGAAGGTTACCGGGTGAGCGAGATGGTCCAGATGTTTGCTGGACATCAGCGGCAGCTGGAACTGAAACGCCAGCGAGATTTGCGGCGAGTCCGCAGACTGCGAGGGATTGTTTGACCAAGCAACCATTCGCCGACGACTTCGCGCAAGCAGACACCCTGCACCGTGAAGCACTGGCACGAATCGTTTTCGACATGGCCGCGTATCTTCGCAACAAACGCACCAGCTTGAAGCGTGAGTCGGCCCGGCTGCGACTCGCTGGCCGCATCGCCGAGGCAAAGGAAAAGGCCGAAGCCGCTGACGTGTTCGAGCAATGCTTTGACTACTTCAAGGGCCTGCGGAAAGCCAACAACGAAGCATCAGCCCGGCAATCGGTATCGCACTATCGCCAAGAGGAAACGGGCGAGGGTCAGATATTTACCGACCCGACACCGGAAGAGATTGCCGAACAGTGCCGCAAGTTTCAAGAGGGCTGGTCGGATGCAGTTAGGGAGCTGCGGTCTTCGGTTAAGACCGTGGGAGCGGAGACGAGGATCGTCAAGGTGATGGATTAGCAGGATTCAAGGTTGGCCACGGATGGCCTTTTTTTCTGGGAGCAAATGCGATGCAGACAATTGCAAGAACATGGGAAGCCGTCCGCAGTAACGGCCTGATTCTGGTTTCGGTGCCGTGCTGCAACTGGACACGAACCTGCCACGAATGGAGCTGCGGCACTATGCGGGCCTACTTGCGAAACGCCAGGCAGATACCCGCTGACATCCGGCTGGAGATTTACCGCTGGCTTGAACAGCAAGAAGCCAGTGTCGAGGACGAGATCGCCGCAGCAGACAAGCGTCACGGCGACAGGGCGGAGTTTGTGTTCTGGTGCGTGTTCGCACTGGCGGCGTTAGTGGTGGTCGGTTCGATGGTCGTGGCGATGGGAGGCTGAAATGGTTTGCGAAACAAAGACGCTGGGCGTGGGCAAGTACACGACACGGGACGGGCGGGAAGCGGTGGTCGATGCGGTGGTCGATGGCCTGCTGGTCGGGCGAGTGATGATTGGAAGCACGCCATTCGGGCAGGTTTGGGAACCGGATGGCAAAGCGAATAGCATTGGCCGGTCTGCGTTCGACATCAGCGGCGAGTTGCGGATTCTGGTTAAGCGTTTGTATTGGCTGAACGAGTACGACAACGGCCCCGGCCTGCTGCGGAAGACGTGGGAAGAATCGCTGATTGAAGCGAGCCGCGAAGAGAAGCAACCTCTCTGCCGGGTAGAGCTGAAATTCGTGGCTTTCGTAGGAGACGGACTGCGATGACACCAGTGCAATTCTTGGAAATGCTGCGATTCGGAATCCCCGGCTATCAGATTCAGGCGTTCAGCCCTGAGTGTTTATCGGCCAAGGTGAAGTGGTGCGGCGAGATGATGGAAGTAACCGCCATCGATGTCGATGCCTACCCGGTGCTGATGGTGACAACGCCTGACCTGCGACTGACTGAGCGAACGACCGCCGTGCTGGGCCTGCTGGACAGCGTGCTGCCTGAAGTGATGCAGCGGCCAAGTCCGTGGCCTGACTGCCAGTCGCTGGTCGAACGTATCAGGGAGTTGGCTGAGGAGGATGAAGACGATGTCGACCCAGCCTGACAGTATCAACCCGCAGCACTATCGCCAGCATCCCAGCGGCGTGGAGTGCATCGAGGTAACGCAGCATTTTAATTACTGCCTTGGCAACGTCATCAAGTACGTATGGCGAGCCGGCTTGAAACAAGACGCAGTGGAAGACCTGCGGAAAGCGGCGTGGTACATCGACAGGGAAATTAGACGGCGGGAGGCGAGCGATGAATCAGCTAAGTCTGTTTGACGTTGAACCAGCACTGGCACGGGCAGGTGATCCGATGACGAGCCGGACAGCGGCCGAGGAAATCAAGCCGAAGATTGGCCAGTTGCAAGCGGCATTTTTGGCGGCACTGACAGCCATCGGCAAACCGGCAACGGCAAACGAAGTCGGTGCCAAGGCAGTGGCGATGGGACTGGCAGTCAATGCGGAGTCGGTGAGGAAACGAGCGGCGGAAGTTGAGCGGGTGCGGATGATCAAAGTTGTCGGCATCCAGCGGTGTGGCGTGACGGGGAAATTGGCGGAAGCGTGGATTACAGTTTAAAGGCATTTCAGGTTTTAAATTTAAATGAGGGATAGCATATGTTTAAGGAAGTTAAGTGGAATCAATTAAACATCACATCGCCAGACTTAGTCGTCGTCAGAGTCAACTCCGACGCGGCTCGTGAATGGTTGAAGTTGAATACAGGAAACCGGCGTATACGTAAAACGCTGGTCGAGTATCTGAAGCGACAGATTAAAACTGGAGAGTGGCAATCAAACCATCCGCAGCCGGTCGTATTTTCCGACGCTGGAAGGCTAATCGACGGGCAGCATCGCTTGACAGCAATTGCCGAGTCGGAAGTTTACAACGGCAGTTCTGTTTATTTGAGAGTGGAGACGGGGGCCAGTGATAGTATTCGTGAGTATATGGATACTGGTATTACGAGGACGCTAGACGACCGTGTCGAACTAGAAAGCGACAGTGTTTTAAATAAATTTGCGTCTCAAATAATCTCAGCTCACCTAAGTCTCGTTACTGGCAAGGATAAAAGGTACGGAAAAGCGACTCCGCAAGATGCGAGGGAATTTTATGAATTGCATTCCGTGGCAGTAAGAAATGTTTTTGAGCGTCATCGCCGCGAAAGGGGGACTGGTGCTATGCCAGTCGCGGTTGCGGCGATGGAGTATTTTGAAAAAAACTACGAGTTAGCAGATGAGTTCTATACAGATTTATTTCGTCCTGCTGGCGAAGTACAGCAGTCGCAAATGCTGAGAGACTTTCTTCTTCGAATGCAAGTCGGCGGCTCTTACGTTCACAGAAAAGAACAATACCTGAAAGCTGTCTCGTGCATGAAAGCTCATATGGAGGGGCGTTTGGTTGGCAAAGTTGTTAGGGCGGCAAACTGGTAGCCGGTCGTTTATTTACTTGGAGCAACTAAATGACATCCAACCAACTACACGACAAGCTCGAAACATTTAAGCCGCTGCGTATTCGGAACGCGGTCTACATCCCGGCATGGATGACGACCGTAGCCGAAATCTGCGAGGCGGCTGGACTGGACGCCGGAGCGGTCGAGCGATGGAACGCGGACTACTACGTGATCGAATGCCTTACGGAGCCGGTTCGATGATGTGGCTACTGGCATCGGCATCGCTGCTGGCGACGGTGCTGAATATCAAACACCGGAAGGAGTGCTTTGCAATCTGGACGGTTACCAATGCGGCGTGGTGCGTGGTCGACATCATGCACGGCATCTATGCACAGGCGGCATTGCAGGCGGTTTATTGTGGGCTGGCTATATGGGGACTGGTGGAATGGTCACGGATTACGAAGCGTTCATCAAGCGGAAACAGCGGCGAGTCGAAGCATACGGATTCGACATCGGAACGGACAAGCTGAATCCGAATCTGTTTGACTGGCAGAAGCGGGCGGTGCAGTGGGCAATTAAGCGAGGGCGTGCGGCACTGTTCGAGGAATGCGGGCTGGGCAAGACGCTCCAGCAACTCGAATGGGCAAGGCTGGTTCATCAGCACTGCGGCCTGCCGGTCGTGGTCCATTGCCCGGTCGGAGTCCGCAGCCAGACTAAACGCGAGGCGGAGAAGTTTGGGATTGATTCGCCTGTGACTGTGGCCGACAGCCAGGACGAAGTCATTAACGGCATTAACCTGATTAACTATGAGAAGCTGCACAAGTTCGACCCGGCCACGTTCTGCGGCGTTGTGCTGGATGAATCGTCAATTCTCAAAGGAATGAACAGCGTCACGCGGAAACTGCTGAAAGAGAGCTACGGCCAGACTCGATTCCGGCTGGCCTGCACGGCGACACCAGCACCGAATGACCATATGGAACTGGGCAACCACGCTGAGTTCCTTGGCATCTGCGAGCCGGTGGACATGCTGAATCGGTACTTCGTCCACGACAGCGGCGATACCAGTAAGTGGAGGCTGCGTGGCCATGCCGAGCGAGACTTCTGGTCGTGGGTCAGCCAGTGGGCGGTCTGTATCAGCAAGCCATCGGACATCGGCGGCGAGGACGCTGGATACACCTTGCCGCAAATGATTATTGAGCGGCACCACGTCACGCCGGAAATCGACAACGCACCGAGCGGCATGCTGTTCAACACCGCTGGCATCAGTGCCACGACGATGCACGAAGAAAAGCGGCTGACGAATGAGGCCAGGTGCAAACGGGCGGCGGAACTGGCCAAGTCTACCAGCGGCCCGGTGCTGATTTGGTGCGATACGAATTACGAGGCCGACGAACTGCGGAAGCATCTGCCGGATGCGGTCGAGGTTCGCGGTGACGATACAGAGGAGTTTAAGGATCAAGCACTTGAATGGTTTTGCGGATTAACAAGCAAGCCTAATCGCAAAGGAATGATGCGATGCAAAAAAGCGACACGTACCAGCGAGATTACCACAGGAAAAACAGAGCCAAAAAGATTGCAGCAGCAGCCAAATGGATGTCAGAAAATAGAGAACGAAGAAAGCAGTACATGGAAGAGTACAGACGCAGGAATCCAGATAAGTTTAAGAAAACAAAAGAGCAAGCAGAAAAAAACAACGCTAAGCGGAGATCCTTGTACGCATCAGACGCAGAGTTCAGAAGCAAGTGCATTGGATATGCAAAGAGAAGGACGAGAGAACAGCGTCACGAGCAACTTTGCAGAAAATACGGAATCACCAGCGTCATTTACGCAGAAATTCTTGAGCGACAGAACGGAGGATGTGCGATTTGCGGAACAACAAAAGCAAGCAACAGGCGAGGCGAGCGATTGCATATTGACCACTGCCACGAAACTGGAAGAGTCCGTGGCTTGCTATGCACAAAGTGCAACACGTCAATCGGCGGATTCAATGACTCAATTGAACTGCTGCAAACCGCAATTAAATACATTTCATCCAATACTGATTACAAAACCTAGCATTTTCGGATTTGGTGTAAATCTCCAGCACTGCGACACGCAGATATTCGCCGGGCTGAGTTATTCATTTGAGGCGTACTACCAAGCAGTCCGGCGTTCGTGGAGGTTCGGCCAGAAAAAGCCGGTCAAGATTCATATCGTAATCGCAGACAGCGACAGTGCGATTGAGTCGGCAGTGGCCCGCAAGGAAAGCGACCACGCAGTTATGCAGTCAGGGATGGCACAGGCGATGTCTTGCAGTAACGGCATCGAATGGAACGGTGACATGCTCAAGCAGCGTTATCGGCCAAGCGTATCGATTCAGGTTCCGAGTTTTATTGAAGGAGCAGTGGCATGCAAGTGATAGACCAGGCTAAAGGCGAGAGGTGGCATCTGTTTCGCGGCGACTGCTGCGAGGTGCTGCAAGGACTGCCGGACGAATCGATTGATTATTCCGTGTTCAGTCCGCCGTTTGCGTCGCTATACGTCTACAGCGACAGTGAGCGAGACATGGGCAACTGCGAGACGGATGAGGAGTTTTTCACGCACTACCGCTTTCTGTCGGACCAGCTTTATCGGCTGATTAAACCGGGCAGGCTGGTCAGCGTCCATTGCATGAACTTGCCCAGCACGATTCAGAACAACGGCTACATCGGCATCCGTGACTTTCGCGGCGACATCATCCGCACTATGCAGGCCAGCGGATTCGTTTACCACTCCGAGGTTTGCATTTGGAAAGACCCGGTGCTGGCGATGCAGCGGACAAAGGCTCTCGGCCTGTTGCACAAGCAAATCACAAAGGACAGTTGCCGTTCACGCCAAGGAATCCCCGACTACGTTTGCACATTCCGCAAAGGCGGCGACAACGAAAGCCCAGTCAGCGGTCGGTTCGAGCGGTTCATCGGCGACCAGTCCACGTTCGACAACAAGGGCGACTTGAGCATTGATGTCTGGCAGCGGTACGCCAGCCCGGTCTGGATGGACATCAACCAGAGCCGGACGCTGAATGGACGCATGGCCAGAGAGGAAGCAGACGACCGGCACATTTGCCCGCTGCAATTGGATGTTATCGAGCGGTGCTTGGAGCTGTGGACGAACGAAGGCGATGTCGTGCTGAGTCCGTTCGCGGGCATCGGCAGTGAAGGCGTGGTCAGCGTCCAGACTGGCCGTAAGTTTATCGGCGTCGAACTGAAGCAGTCCTATTTTGAGTGGGCCAGCAAGTTCCTCGCCGATGAGGAAGCGAAGTTGAATCAACCGTCACTTTTCTAGGAGCAGCTAATGAACTACCACGACGACTACGACCACGTCAGCAAGTCGATGCTATCGGACTTTTGCACCGACCGCGAGTTATTTCGGCTCCGCTACATCGAACGCAAACTACCGGCCCGCGAATCGACTGCCTCAATGGATGTCGGCACGACTGTCCATGCTGTCCTGCTTGAAGGTGGCCAGCTCGAAGACCACGTCCGCCTTGTCCCCGACGACTGCCTGCAATCGAACGGAGCCATCAACGGCAAACGGATGGCGGAGCTGCGAGCGGCGACGCCTGGCATCGTGTACGTGAAGGCTGCGGAGTTCGGGCGGATTGCGGCCATCATCGAAAGCGTGCGGCGGTACGTCCCCGAAATGGGCATCGAGTCGGCAGCGGCACGGGAGCAGGCCATTTACTGGACCGACGCAGCAAGTGGACTCAAGTGCAGGGCCAAGCCGGACTGGTGGTGCGAGGGGCCAAGTGCCGGAATCTTTTGCCACGACTTGAAGGTGACGGCGACGGTCAACCCGTGGGAGTGGGGGCGGACTGCGGATCGGTTTCGGTACTGGCTACAGGACGCACATTACACGGCGGGCCTTGAGTCGGTGCGAGATGCGGAGCGGGTGACGTTCGTGTTCTGGGTAGTCGAGACTGAGTTCCCGTACAGGGTGCTGCGGCGTGAGTACGGCCCCGAAGATCGCAAGGCAGCGAGGCAGTTCCACGCACGGAAACTGTGCGAGTTGGCGGCGTGTTATCAGACGGGCCGATGGCAGAACGACTGGCCGGAGCTGATCCCGGCGTATGGGCTGAAGCGGGAGGACGACATGGAGATCGTCGAACTGGAAGACACGGACGTGCCGAGTGAAGTGGCATTTTAACTATGGGGCAGAACGTGAAAGACAAAGAAAGCTACGGCCAAGAGTTCCTGTATGCGGAGAACTTGCTGGCCAAAGGTGCATATCAAACGGTCAAGGTCAAGATCGCCGAGGCCATCGAACCTAACCGGCTGCGGAGTGCGAACGGCAAGCCCATCGATAAATGGACGCTGCGGTTTGAGGGCAAGGCCAAGATGCTGGTGCTGTGCAAAACGAACGAGTCGGTGCTGCACTTCGTCTGCGGTGGTGGCCCGGCTGAGTGGGTCGGCAAGGAGATCACGCTGGCGGTGCGGGAGGTGGAAGCGTTTGGCGATCAGGTCGTGGCGATTCGTGTGATGCCAGTCGGCGTCAAGATTCGCAAAGGGCTGGTCAAGCGTTTGGGGACACCAGCACAACTGGCGACATCGTAGTTTCCCTGGCCGTGTCCGGTTTTGTTAGTCCCGCCGGACACGCTAACCCCGCCGGTGCGACAGCGGTGGGAGCCTGTCGCATTTTTTAACCAACGGAGAAAGTTATGAGTGAAGAAAAGAAATCATTTTTGAATCAGCGTCAAGCAATTGAATTGGCGTTTGCAGTCAAGCAATACGTTGCAGAGAAAAACGAACCGTTCACCAGTTACGAAAGGGCTGTCGAATGGTTTGCCAAGACGCTGAATTTTCACGTCACAAAAGCAAACATTCAGTCAGCTTGCGAGAACATCAAAATTGAAAAGCAGAAAGTGGTTTTGGGTGGCGCGAGCAGCATCGGCGGCATGACATCAAGATGCTTTAAGCGAATCGAAGAACTGACCAGCGAGCTTGGCGAACTGAAGTTGAGAATCGCCAAAATCGAAAACGACTTGAAGTAGGAAAAGTCTATGAGCGAAGAAATCGCAAAGGAAACATCAGTTTACGAATCCAAGCTGGAGCAACGTAAATCAAACATGACTGATTACCTCGCGGAGATGCCTAGTGATGTACGCCACGCATTGTATGAAAACATAGAACTGCAAATGAGTTTTTATAGTAACCAGCCGCCATGTATTGAAGGCTTGATTGCAGCGTTCGCAAACATTGGACTGCAAACGTGCTTACTTGAAGGTATCAGGTCGCAAATTGATTAGGAACTAAACCCATCCTCGCACCTGTGTGGGTTGGCGGCGTAATCTTTGCCGCTGCCGGTTGCTTAGCAGCGTCGGGCGAGGGTGGGGGTTTAAAAAGGATGCAAATGAGAATCTTAAACCTTGGGGCTGGCGTTCAGTCCACGACGCTTTTTCTGATGCTTATCGACGGCGACTTGCCGCCAGTTGACTACGCCATTTTTGCGGACACGGGCGACGAACCGCAGGACGTTTACCAGCACCTTGAATTTTTGCGGACGCTGGGCGGGCCGGAGATTGTCGTCTGCCGGGCGAGCGAAACGAGTTTGGGCGACAATCTTAAAAACGGCATGAACGCTACTGGGCAATGGTTCGTTTCGATTCCGGCTTATACGGCTGACGAAGTTGGCAAGCCTAACGGCATTGGTCGGCGTCTTTGCACCGCTGAATTTAAGATTAAGCCAATCGAACGAGCGATTCGGGAACTGGCCGGGCTGGAAAAGGGCCAGCGTAAACCGAAGGAGTTGGAAATCACGCAGCTATTCGGCCTGTCGTTTGATGAGCCTCGGCGGGTGGAGCGAGTGCGGACCCGGTTTATCGGTCGGGCTGGATGGCGGGCTGAGTTCCCGCTGTTCGACGACTTCATGACCCGCACCGACTGCTTGGCATGGCTGCGGAAGCGACTGCCGGGCTACACGGTCCCACGTTCGGCCTGCGTGTTCTGCCCATACCGAAGCGACGACGAATGGCTACGGCTTAAGGAAACGGACCCGCAAGGCTGGCATCGAGCTGTTGAAATTGACGAAGCGATTAGGGACGAATCTAGCCGCTGCACAAAAGGCATGGAGTCAAAGCAATACCTACACCGAAGCTGCCAGCCGCTGGCCTTGGTGCAGCTACAGGCCAAGCCAGCGGACGGGCAAATGAAGTTTCAGTTTTCGCAGATGGACTGCGAAGGCATGTGCGGGAATTAACTAGCGACAAGTCCCGGCCTGCAACACGAAGCGGGCGGGGGTTTGTACCAACACGGAGGCAACGATGCTTTTACGGTTTGTTATCCCAGGCATCCCAGTGGCCCAGCCACGGCAGCGGCATCGGGTAATGCACATGCACGGCAAGGCGATGGCGATGAACTACACGCCAGCACGTGACCCGGTCAATGCGTTCAAGGCTGCGGCCCGGTTCGCTGCCGCCGAAGCCTACCAAGGCGAGCCGCTGGACGTGCCGGTGACGGTGCTGGTGCGATTCGTGTTCCCAAGACCGGTCAAGGTGCCGAAGAAGTTAGGCACGGAGCGGATGCCGCATCTGGGCAAGCCGGATGTCGACAACCTGTTCAAGTCGCTGGCGGATGCCTTGAACGGGCAGCTGTGGGTGGATGATTCACGGGTGTACCAGGCGAACCTAAGCAAGTTTAGGGCGGCATTGGGCGAGCAGCCGCACACGGAAGTCGTAGTAATGTGGGGTGAATGATGGCAGGTGACTGGATACCAATGCGGCTGGACCTGTACGAAGACCCAGCCGTGACCTACATGGCGGAACGGATTGGCCAGCGGGAGGAAGTCGTGGTCGGCTACCTGCACCGAATCTGGGCGTGGGCGTCAAGGCAGTCGCAGGACGGCTGCGTTAAGCATGTCACGCTAACATCACTTGGCCGGGTGACTTCCCTGCCGGACTTTCCGCAGCTCATGGCGGATGCTGGATGGCTGGAGCATGGCGTAGACACCGACGGCAAGCCTTACATCAGTTTTCCGAACTGGGACCGATGGCTGGGCGAGTCCGCAAAAAAGCGGATTTCAGCGTCTCGTCGGAAGCAGAAAGAACGTGTCACAGAAATGTCACAAAAAGTTGTGACAAATGTCACAGAAGTTTGTGACAAAAGCGTGACCACAGTAGAGGAGAGTACAGAAGAGAAGAGTAAGAAGGAAGAAGAACCCCCTTTATCCCCCAAGGGGGAAAGTGCTGAAGAACAGACCGCTGTTGGTGAGCCGCCAAAAGAACCGCCACCTGCGGACGTTCCACCTGAACCCTCGCCACAGTTCCCCGAATGCGTGCGGGACATCTGTGAGGAGTGGCTGGAATACAAGCGGCAGCGAAACCACAAATACAAACCGATGGGGCTGAAGAAACTGGTAACGCAGGTCGAGAAGGCTCTAACCAAGTACGGGCCTGAAGTTGTGCGGGACGGAATCGAAAAGGCAATTGCCAACAACTATCAGGGCTGGACGTTCTGCGTTTCCAAACAGCAGCCAGCCAGCAAGCCGGTCACCTTCGCCCAGCAGGCTCAAGCAAACATGGCTGCGATCATTTCCAAGGCGGCGGCAGCTGATGCGGCAGCGGGGCGGATTACGGGGCAGCAGGCACTTTTAGAGGGATACAGCGAATGACAACGAAAACGGAAGTGGCGGCAGCGGTGGCGTTCATCTTTGCGGCGTTCAATCGGGAGGCCAACGAGATGCACGTCGAAGCTTGGTGGATTGCCCTGCGGCGGTACGAGACGGCGGAGATAACCAAGGCCTGCATGCACTTGGTCGACACCGCCGAAGCGATGCCGCCAGTCGGTGCGGTGATTCGGTACATCAAGGCTCAGCGAGCGGAAGAGGCCCGCAAGCGGTCGACGCTGTGGCGTAACCAGCGGATTGCCTTGGAGGCGGACAAGTACCGCAGCGAGAACCCTAAGGCCACGGCGGTGCAGGTGTCGGAGTTTATTACGCAGATTGAAAAGCGGCTGGCCAGATGACCGAAGCCGAACTGGTCGCACTGTGGGAGGAACGGGCGGCGATTATCGAAGAAGGATGCCAGTCTGACCCGTTCTGGAAGCATCGGCCTGCGGAATGGCGGCGGCATGAGGCGGAGCGGCTGGCGTACTGGGACGTTAAACGGACTTACGGCATTGAGCGGATGCCAAGACAGTGCTGGAGGGAGAAGCGTGACGCAGCAGGATGAGCGAGCAGTTCGGTACAAGGCACGCAAGGAGAACCGGCCACGCTGTCCGGTGCATGGCGTGCTGATGCGGGTGGAGTCCAGTAAAGGGCCGGTCGGGTACGTGTACTGTCCGGTCGAGCATTGCTGTGAGTCTGCGAAGTGCATCCGGGAAAAATTCCCAAATGACTAAAAGTCGATGACGTGACACGGGCACGTATGGCTACCATTGCCTGAGAGCAGCAATCTCAGTCAAGGAAAGGCAGGTGATCCGTGTATCTCGCCAAACTGTCTATACCAGTCTTGGTTGCGTTTTTCTTGCTGGTCCAGCACGCTGCTGGGCAAGTCGGCGTCGGCACTGACCTTTGGGAATTCGTGGACTGCGAGCCGGAAGTGGCCAAGGCCCTCGTGGTCGTGCGTGGTAACAGCAACGGCGGCACCGGGACTGGCTGCATTGTCCAGGCGTCAGATAACCGGCCTGCGATTCTGACCGCTGCCCACGTCACCGATGGCAACGAATCTTTCACCGTCTCATTCCACGACGGCAGCACCAACAAGGCCACGCTGCGGGGCACTGACCGCGAGGCGGATGTGGCCGTTCTGAACTGCGCCGCGCCGGACGGATGCAGCGTTTTAGAGGTCGGCGACGCCAAGGAAGGCGAGGCTGTGCGTGTCTGCGGATTCGGTGGCGGGCAGGGCCTCAGATGCTTTAAGTCAACCGTGGCGGCAATTGGCGACAAGTCGCTGGTTCTGTTTGCGTTTGCGGTGCCTGGCGACAGCGGCGGGCCGGTGGTCAACACCGCTGGCAAGGTCGTTGGCGTGGTGAGTGGCGGCAGCGTCTGGGCCAAGCGTAAGGTGAAAACCGTGGCAGGCACCGTCCACAGCATCACGGCCCCGGTGCGGTCGGGACTTGCCAACAAGGCCCGACAACTTCTAGGTCGGTAGTTTCTCCGGGAGCGGGAGGCTGAAGGATGGCCACAAAAGTCATGGAAGGCAGCCCGCTTTTAACTTACGAGGCGGACGAAAACGAGGGGCGGAAGGCATTTCTAACGGGCGAGCCATCAACGGCCTGCCCGCATCCAAGCGGTCAAGGCGGCAACATTCGACGACTCGCATGGCTCAGAGGTTATTACGACGAGAAGTACGTTAAGCCGCACCAGCGGCGGAGGTGGTTTGATGAATGACTTAGTGACTCGTTTCGTGCGTGTAGCTGCCTCCAGCGTTTGGGCGTGGCTGGCTGCGTTCCTGCTGCGATACCTCGGCGTGGGGTTCTCGCCTGACCAGTCACTGGCAGTCGAGGCGGCGTTCATCATCCTGCTGACCGGGCTGGCCAATGCACTGATTGGGCTGGCTGCAAAACGATGGCCACTGCTGGAGACGCTGCTGCTTGTCAAAACATCGCCCAAGTATCTGGAGCCGAAACAGTGACATCGGAGTGCATGGGGTTGGTTCTGCTGGCGGTGATGCTAACCAGCTGCTTGTCGGTGTTGGCTGAAATCCACGGGGGCGAAAAATGACTTTAATTGACGCAATTGACCAGAACATTGCACGGCACACGATTCGTGACCGGGTCGCTTTGCGGTGGTTAAAAATGCGATGCCGCCGTGACCCAGATTTTGCGGCATCGTTTGAAGAAGAACTGGCGACGTTGATGAACGTCAAGTCCATCGACTGGTCGCAAATCGACTGGGAGCAGGTGGTCAAGATTGTGCTGATGATTCTGGCTGCGTTTGGGGTGCTGTAATGCGTAACAAATCCGCTGCCTTTTTCATTACGGCATTGCTGCTGCTGTGCCTGGCGTCGTCTGCGTTCGGGCAGGTCGAGACAACCGTAACCCGCAAGAAGGCACTGCTGGGCGTGACTAACCCGCAGGTGCAGGGCAACCGCATTTTGGTCGGCGACGACAGCAATGTCAGCGTTTCGGATGTCGTGCTGCTGGAAGTCAAAAGCGATTACAAGTTCCAGCGGGTGAAGGCGAGGCAAAACGGCAACCGTGTCGAGCCGGAAAAGCTGGCCGATAACGTTTACCTGTTTGCTGGTGCGGGTGCCTACGTGGTCGAGGTGACGGTATTCGACCCCGACAAGGGCATCGACGACGCTGAGATTAAGTTTGACATCGGCGGCAAGCCAGTCCCGCCTAAGCCGGACCCGACACCGGACCCTGAGCCGGAACCGGAACCCAAGCCGGACATCGTGCCGAACGACTACGGCGTCGGCCAGTTGACCTACGACATGGCACCGGCAGACGCTGCTAACGCTGCCAAGTTCGCTGCTGCCTACCGAAACGGAGCCGGGCAGCTATTCGGCGTTGGGGGTCAGCTCCGCAGCATCGACCGCATCTTGGCAGACCTGAAGGCAACCGTGGACGGGCGGCAGTGTGCGGATTTGGCCAAGTGTGCGAAATGGGGCGAATGGAAGACCAAGCTCGACGCCGCCATCAAGGCCGAGCAGACCCGCCGTGGCAGTTTCAGCCGTGATGACTGGTTCGCTGCACTGAACGAAGTGGCCAAGGCACTGGAGGCCCGACAATGAGCGGACGCAAACTGGAACAGGGCAGGCTCGGCTGGGCCATCGACAGCGAAAACGTACCGCTGCTTGAATCGACCGGCACGGAATCGGGCGAGCTGCTGAAGTGGTATCGGGACACGTTTCCGAAGTTCAACACGCAAGCGGACCCGCTGGGCGTGGTTTCAATTACGGACCAAGGCCAGCAAGGTGCATGTCAGGGGCACGCACTAGCGACCGTGTTTCAAATTTGTTACTTCCTCGCAACTGGTCGCAAGGCATCATTCAGCCGGGCAGCGGCTTATTACCTAAGCCAGAAAAAAGACGGCATCCGGGGCGACCAAGGCAGCACGCTTTCCGCAGGCCAATGGGTGGCAACTCAGCACGGCCTTTGCCTTGAATCCGACTGGCCGTATCCGTCGAGATACAACCCGCAGCAGCCCGCATCGGCTGCAAACAAATTCCTGTTCAAGCTCCAGACGACGAAACCATTCAAAGACCTACAGTCAATGCTGGACTGGCTTGAACAGGGCCTTCCAATTCAGACCGGCCTAACTTGGAACGACAGCTGCAACGAAGAGATCGTCGACCGTTACAACGGACGGAGCGGAGGCGGGCACAGCACCGTGTTCTGGCAGCGACGGCCATCGCAAAACGTGGTCAACATCAATTCGTGGGGGGCAGGCTGGAGCGGGGATGGATGCCACGAATGGACACCGAAAAGTATTGAGACGGCACTGGCGGGCAGGTGGACGGTTTTCATTGGCTACGCACCGGCTGGCATGGAATATCCAGTGCCGGATGCCATTGCATGAAAGGGTTGACCTGTGGACTTGAGTCTAATCGGAGCCTTAGGGGTGGCAGTTTCGACGCTGGGCGGCGTCGTGGCCTACATGGGCCGCTGGTTCGTCCGGCAATTCGACGAACTGAAAACCGAAGTCATCAACTGCCGCCAAGACCGGGAAAACCTCTGGAAGGACCGGGACAAGCTCTGGGAACGAATCGCCGACATCACCGAACAAATGGAATCTAAGTAGGAGGAAACTGAATGGACGCACCGGGACGCATTTACCAAACCGTGAGCTTGTCGGGCACTGATGCCAGTGCGGCACTGGACTGCACGCGATATCAGCTCGTCGGCATCTACACGCCAGGCACGCTTACCAGCACGGCGATCACGTTTCAGGCCAGCTGGGACAACAGCACCTTCACGACGCTGATGGCCAAGGGCGGGGCATCTGCCTACAGTGCCACGGTCAGCACCAGCGATTATGTGCCGCTGGATGTCGATGTGTTCTGCGGCACGCAATACGTCAAGCTCGTGCCCGGCAGCAGTGAAGCATCAGCCCGTGACATCGTCTGCGTTTTGCGTCCGGTGAGCTAATGCAAGCCTTCTGCGGGTGCGACATCGAAGCAATCGACCAGCCTGAACTGATGGCGGCAGGAAAGCCGCGTCAATTCAAGTTCCAGCTGGTCTACGGCCATTACCCAGGCTTCGCGTTCAAGGGCATGAATAACGCCCAGACGGTCGGTATCATCCGCAAGGCGATGGCGGACCTGTCGAAGCTGTCCGGTGCGAAGTTCGTGGAGTCGAGCAGCAAGCCTCACTTGCGGTTCTACTTCATAAAACAAGTCACCTATAACGCCATCGGCGTCTACATGGGAAACGGCAAGGTCTACCTTTCCCAGACCCGGCCAATCACGGCACCTGTGGCAGGCATCTGTGTCCAGCACGAAGTCGGGCACTTCCTTGGCGTCAAGGCCAGCCCAGCCGCTGACAAGTGGGGGCATTGTCCCGATAAAGGCTGCATCATGAACATCAACGGAACTGGGTCTGCGTGGTGCAGCCGCTGCCGTGGTCAGTTGGTCGCCAAATACGGAGCGAAGTAGATGGGCCTTTTGCTTTCATTGGCTGGAAATAGCGAGTTGCCGATTGTCGGCACTGTCAGCACATTTGGCCTCACTGACATCGGTGCTGGTTCGTCGGCTCCCGGCCCTGATTCCATTTTCGCTTGGTATTTAGGGCAACCGACATCGTCTGGGTTTTTATCCAGCATCCACATCTACGACACGCTTGGAGTTACCCGACCGCTAAAACTTGGTTTATACACGGGCACCGGATCGGCTCCCAGTGCGTTGGTTGTAAACACTGGCAGCATTGTCGCAGACGCTGGTTGGAAGTCTGAGGCTGTATCGGGCATCGTGTCATCTGGTACGCATTACTGGCTCGTCAACAAAACGGACATCGGCACAGGCCTGCGACACACTGACTTAGCAGGCTATCCGTTCGGCGGGGCTGGTTCTGTAACGTATGAAAACGCATTCCCAGACCCTTACGGTTCTTTTACGTCTGCCGGTAATCGCAGGGTGAGCGGCTACATCACGTTCACCTCTTACTCGACACCAGCAATCATTATCGACACGCCTGACGCGCCAATCTTTTACCAGCGAAACGGCAGTACGGTTGATCTCACAGTCACGGGCTATGCGTTTAACTTCACCGGCGACATCCAAGGACGGTTCAACGGTGGGCCTTGGCAGACGCTGGCGACAATATCAGCCAACGGCAGCTGGACGGGCAATCTGACTGGCCAGCCGATTGGAGCTGGCAAGGTCGAGGTTCGGCGAGTCGCCCCGAACACGAATCTGATTGCACGCAGCGGCACGATTATGGCCGGACGGCTTTACCTCGTCACTGGCGATTCTATTAGCGAGGGGCGGCTAACCAATGCCCAGTCGTCAAACAACGTGAACTGCCTTGTGTACCGGCAAGACGACGCATGGAAGAACGGCGACGACCCGGCAGACACCGGAACCAGCAGCGGAAGCCATTGGCCATTGTTGGCTCAATTGCTGACGGCCCACTATGGCAGCCCGGTTGGTTTCGTCACCACAGGCACGGGAAGCCGCGACATCGCTGGCGGTGACAACTACTACACCAAGCCGAATGCCGGCTTCTCAATCATCACGTCGCAGGCAACCGAAGCAGGAGGAGAGTTCGAAGCATTACTGGCCCATCTTGGGCCAAATGCAGCTTCATCATCCCCGACACAAGCGACCTACTTGGCAGCAATCCAGCAATGGGTTACAGACCTGCAAACAGACGTACAGGCTGCGTTGCCTGTTTACCTTGGCGTCTACGGTCGCAGTAATTCAACCATTGCCGGAAACCCGCCAGTCCGGCGAGCGATTGCGGAAGCTATTTCTGGCGGCGACGTTGAGTGCGGGCCGAATCTACTTGGCCCCAACTGGTCGGATGGCGTACACCCGACAACCGATGCTGACGCGGCGTTAGTTGCTGGCCGATGGTTTGCGGCACTGACTGGCACGACCGCCCCGAACATTACAAACGCTTACGTGCAGACGGACGCGACGAAGGTAGATTTGGTGTTTGATGTGGACTTGGGCGAGGCAAACGGCACGACCTACACCACGACGCTGTTCGACATCGCAGGAGCAACGCCAACCAGTGCAACCAAGACATCGGCCCGGCGTGTGCAATTAGTGTTTGCATCGTCAAGGAGTGCTGGGCAAACCTGCACCTACGTGCCGGGCGAGGAGCATATTGGGGCGACGATGCCGTCCAGTGTTTCCGTCACGCTGCCGGTGACGATTAACGGCGTTTCCAGTGTGGTGCAGCCAACCAACCCGGTTCAGTTGACAACCGCTAACGAACCGTAAAAAGGAGCAGAGATGGCAAAGCCTGGCAAACAAACGCTTTACGCATTGGTTGGCGAAACTAAAACGCACACGCTCACAACCGTGGACTCGGACGGCACGGCGGTGAACTGTTCAGCAATGACGCTGGAGTTTGTGCTGGAATCGCTGGACCGTACCGACATCACGACCGTCGCCAATGCCAGCATCACCAAGACATCGACGACTGTGACGTTTACCATCAGCGAAAGCGTCAACAAGCTGGAGCATAGTTATCGCTGGGCACTACGGCGAACAGACAACGGCAATGTGATCATGTACGGACCCTACATCATCGAACACGCACCGCATCAGGATGAGGCGTAATGTCGGCGAGGTTCTGCAAGTGCGGGCAGGTGGTGGGGCGGGAGGGATGCGGAACATGCCGCAAGCCAACGCCGAGCATGACCTACAAGACAACGAAACAACGGGGCTATGGGGCGGACTGGAAGAGATTGAGTGAGCGGTATCGGGCACAGTACCCATTGTGCGAGGACTGCTTGAAGCAAGGCAAGGTCACACCCAGCAGCGAAGTGCATCACATCGTGCCGATAGCGGTTGACCCATCGCAGCGGCTGACGTGGACGAACCTTGTTGCGTTATGCAACACATGCCACGATGGCAGGCACGGGCAAGATTAACCGGGGGGGTCGAAAATTGTGCGAGGGGGGGTGCCAGCGAC